TGGGCGCAACGGCTTGCGCTGCAGGCGATGAAAAGTGCTGGGAGTATGTTGGGGTCTGCTGGCGCATCGAAGGCGGCAAAAGCGCGTTCGGCGGAGGGCTATTCACATATTCCTGCTGCGCCCGTTGGGCGAGCATGTTGTTGTAGTCGGTGACTGCCTGCGACACACCGCCGCTTGCCATGCGCTGCACAACCTCTGTGCCGGTATAGGGATCGGTCTGTGCGTCGTAGTCCGAGTTGATCACCGCTGCACTCGCCGGTAGCTGCGACGGAGAAGAATACTGGGTATGGTCTTGTTGCGACATGGGGTATGCCTGATTACTTTCAAGACCTGCAATCCCGCCTGAAGCAAGGCTTTGCTGCGGCAGTGCCGTGTAACTCTGGTTGAATGGTCGGGTGCCAGCGCCCGTGTAGCTGGGGTTCGGCGTCTGGGAATAGGTGAACGGATTGATGCTGCCGGGGTTCGTTTGCGAATTTGTCTGCTGGCTTGGGGCGAACGAGCCAGCAAGACCGGCAGCACCTAAAGAAAATGCATGGTCTTTCAGATATTGCATCGGGTCTGATGTCAGCGACTGAATCCCTTTCGGGATGGAATCAAACGGGCTGCTGCTTGCTGGCGTGTACGGGGAGGGCGCGACAGACGATGGTGCGCCGACTCCGGACGTTCCAAACCCAGCGCCCATTTGGCTTTCGGGACTTGCCGCAAGGGAAGATGAAACCCCAGAACTCATTGCAGAGTTTCCGATGGCATCTCCAGCCAAGGTATCCCATCCAGCAGGAACAACCCCCTGCTCCATCAGTCCGGAGGCAAGCGCATCTTCACCTGCAGACGTAGCGGCGGATGCTCCAAGGCTTCCAATTCCTCCGGTAACGGCTCCGGTCAGACCACCATACAAGGCACCCTTGCCGATGTCCTTGTTCTGGAGCGCAGCCATCCCGCCCCCCACAAGAGCGCCCAGCGCGATTCCACTCATAACGAATGCCATGTCAGACCTCTCTTGCGGTAATTACGTGCTGCTCATCCTTGAGGGGGATGATGTTGTTTCCTGAGTCATAACGGGAACCCTCTTCCGGTTCGATCAGTTCTGCTTCGATTTCGTCAAGATCGGTTTTGTCGGTCTTGTGGATGGTCATGCCGATGGAGTCGACAACCGCGAGCGTGACACGTTTGGTGCCAGCCTTGCTTTCGATCATGTCTCCAGCCTTGAGCGTGACCATCCCCTTTTCAGACCACGCGATGATCTCGCCGCTGGTACACACGAAGAAGTGGTCGCACTTGTGAATCTTCCCAACGATCAGGGTGCCAGCTGGTCTGGTGACCTTGCGGCAATACATCCCGCCATTGAAATAATGCTCCGTCTTGAGTTCGACCTGTGGAAGCTTGACCATTTCGTTCTGGAGACGCTGAATCTCCTCGCGGGTCGGAACCTTGACCGTGTCGAGGGAGTTGCCTTCAGAAGCTATCGCTAGTTCCTGAATGTCCATGTCAAACTCGTTTAAACGGATTCTCAAATGTTATCATGTCTTTACCTTCAGGACGTTACCTGCAGTAGAGTCGTAGTACACATCCCCGACCCGCAAGTACGCTAGGTCTGCTTGACTTGGAATACTCAGAACCCGAACGCTTGGGTTTGTCGGATCGGGCTGAGAGAACCCGAGTGCTGCTCGTAGTTTCGTCCCGTTTCTTTGGGTTGCCACGAGGGTAGGGCCGGGGTTATCCAACTGGGAGAAGTACAGCCGCAGGGCATTGGAGAAGTTATCCTGCCATTGCTGATCGTACTCAATAGGAGCGATGGGTAGGTTGGGGGCTTTGGTTGTGCCGTTGCTCACTAAGTATTCCTTTATCTACGTCCATCAGGGCGGAGGTCAAGTCTCGGAGTTCCAAGCTGCCACGCCACCCCTAGGCTATTCGATTCAATCCTGAACGCCATCTGCCGCCCACGCAGGCGCGTGTAAACCTGTCCCGTGAACTGTTGGATGTTGTAAACACCCTTGATACTGTAGTTGTCACCGCTCTGTACGCTTGGGTTGTCGGAAGAGCCATACTGGGTTCCGGAGTTCTGGCGCGGTCTGATCGTCATGGTCACGAACGGTTGATCGACGGTTGATCCGTTGAAGTTCACATCAGGCAGGATGCGCCACACAAACCCGAAGTTGTGACCATCGCCAATGTCGAAGTCTGATGACTGGACGTAGGAATCAATGGCTACGGGGGTAAGACCAGAGGCATCATCGACGTTCGATTCGTGGTACAGGACACGGTTGTTGTAGTCAGTCGCCATCGGGTAGCGCCTTGTGCCGGTATTGAGCCAAGCGGTGCGCCCCATTGAGCCGTAGTACCAGACACGGTCAAGGTAGTTGTATATGACGTACTTGTCGATAACCGTGCTGCTGCCTGAGCAATAGAACCACCAGACCTCGTTAAACGACTCGTTCGACCCGCAATGCACTTGATATGACTGATCCTTGTTGATGTCATCGAAGATGTACTGGCGCAACGCGCATGGCAGCGTTTCAACGCGACCTGAGTACATGTAGAACTTCTCGCGCCCCATCCAGTAGGTCACGTTGTTTACAGTCACCATGCTATTGGGTGACATGACCGAGATGTTGTCCATGAGAATCTGGAAGCCCCACACATAGGGTGAGCCTAGGTACTGCATGGAGTAGATCGCGGAGTCCGTCCAGATCAGTGTTTCCTGTCGTGTAGAACGACCCGCCATGATGAGAGAGCCATTGGCCAGACGGAACTCACCTGACTGGTTGGCGATGTCAGGAACCCACTGGTAAGCGTTTGACTGATCAGACCACCGTACCAGCATCGGGTCGAAGGCTGTGGCAGGGTCTCCGGGGGAGTAGGGGTTCGCGCCCAGTGCGACGATGAATTGCTGGATGGGAGAGCAGAGGATTTGGTTGACCTTGGTCGGCACATACGCGCCCGAGAACCCAGCCGTCGTGGATAGATCGGAGAGCGCCTTTGCCCTGACAGTCACACCAGAGGAGTCTTCCCAATAGTACGGCTTGCCACCGCGCTGGGCGATGACTAAGTCCTGACCGAAGTTATCATTCGACCACAGGAGAAGCTGTGAACCAATCGTTGTCGTTGCAGACGCTGAACCCCAAGTGCCGCGACCCCAAGCACCCGCACCCCAGCCTGTACCTTGTACATACATAGCGAGTCCGGGGTTGATCTGGAACGCAGCCACAATGACTACGCCGCCACCCGTGATGGAAGAGGTAGCCGCAGTCGCCACCGTGATGGTGAAGGTGTTGCTGGTCAGGTAGGTGATCTGGAATTCTTGGTTGAAGTCCGCAGACGGGATACCTGCAAATCCCACAACGCCTGAGAACGTGACGAAGGCGTTAGCGGTGGCTCCGTTAGCATCAAGCGTAACCAGAACCACCTTGCTTCCATTGGTAGTTGTAAAGCAATTATCAGTGCTTGGAGTTGAGCCGTGGTTATAAGTAACGCGAATTGGGGTAATGTCATAGTAAGCACCACTCTTTTCGATGTAGTACTTCAGGTTCGTGCCGATCCCTAGGTAGTTGTTCTGCCCATCAAGGTCGATCCAGTTCCACATGGCACGGGCAACGCCAAGGAAGCTAGCGTTCGACAATCGACTCCAGCCACCAAGCTTCTCGGGAAAGCCGGAACGAAAGCGAACCTTGTCGCCGTCATACCAACCGGATTCGTTAGAATAATCCGTACCTTCCCTGTTTAAACCCGGACGCCAAACAATCTTCTGCAAAGTCACGGTTATCCTCCCAGCGCAAGCGCAGCAAGTGCGCGGTTATAGCGCGCCTGACGATCATCCAGCCCGTTCGTGCCGCCATTGATCCTCTTCGTAACCGTGATGATATCCCCAGCATCGCAGAACTCATTCAGGTGGCGCGTGTCCCAGAACCAACCAGCAGAGACTGCAGCCGCAGGGGGTTGCTCCAGAAGTTCGGGGTGATTTACCGCGTCCACGCCAGTAGCAGCCGAAAAAGCCGCGTGATTATCTTTGCCGGTAAGCTGGATGAGTCCATGACCACGATACTTCCAACCATCCCCCGAGGCTTCGTCCCCGTTGCCCATCCGGTTGGCATAGACCCGGTTTGCAATCTTTTCTGGTTGTCGCGCATATGCATTCGCCACCTGTAGATTGGGGAAGTACTTCCCGAACACCGACATCAGACCCGCCGCCGAGTAGTTCAGGTTCTCCGCTGTAAACGCAAACCCGCCCGACTCATGCCCGACCTGCGCAATGAACATCGCAACGCGCTTGTCGTTGTTGATCTGGTACTGGTCTGCGGCATCGTCCAGCGCCTGAAACCAAGTATCAGCCATGTCGGAGTTGCACGTGGAACTCGCCACCAACAATTCTTTCGTGATCATTTTGGTGCCCCTTTGTTCCACGGAATTTGCCCCAGTTTAAAGCACCCGCTATTCGTCTGCGCTTGCTCTTTGGCTGTTGCCCACCGGCAGTTATCTTTCTCGTAGCCTTTCCTCGGGTCTTTCCGATCAAGCGTCTTTCCATCGGGGCGCTCGCCCATATCGGCGCGGAAGTTCTCAAAGACAGCCCATCGGTCGGATACAGTGATGCCACTCGCGCCGTACCATTTGTATTGCGTCGCGTTCGGGTTATTACATCGCTGGCGCATTTCCTTCCACGTACGATAGGTCTTGGTCTTGTTGGCTTGCCCATGCACAAGACGCGCAGGGTGGTCCTTCGCGTAGCAACCACAAGACTTGCTTTTCCCCGAGCGTAATTTAAGGGAGTTGACGATTGCTTTATTACCGCACTCGCATCGGCACTCCCACCGCGCGCCGGAAGCTTGGCTGTCATGCTGCCTAAGCGCGGTGAGTCTGCCAAAAGTTTGCCCTGTGATGTCTACCAGTTGGATCATTTGCTTATGCTGGATGAGGCGACGCCGTTCAATTTTTCGACAGTCCTCATGGCGCCGAGACCGAGTAACCCGCCGAGCATGGTCATCAACGTGCCCATGTCCAACGGGGGCAACGTGATCGGATGATTCAACAGCGCCGAACCCCAAGTCAAGATCGGGGAGACGATGAACTGCATCGCAAATCCAAAACCACACACCCAGATTATAAACGGTCTTGCACCGGCTACGAACAAAGACCCTGACTGCGCCTCAACTTTATTCGTATCCGTCTGCGCCGTCATCGCGGCAAGTTCGCCGTTCTGCTGCATCTGCAGGAGTTGCAGCTTGGCAGCAGCGGCTTGCGTCGGGTCAGGCCACAGGCGGTCGATGAGTTTCCCGCCGATGTCCAGCGCGGCGCTGATCGGGTCTAGCGACATAGCGTTCCCCTTAGAGGATGCTGCGAAAAAAGTCCTTGACCTTTTCCCACTCGGTTTCCTCGACGTTGGCGACGGACGCCGGGATCGAGGCGATCTGGGCGGTCAGGTCAGCAGCCTTGGCTTGAGCCACGGCGACTTCCTGATTGGCTGCTGCGAGGTCAGCGTTAAGCTTGTCTATGATCGTGCTCATGGCAATTCTCCATACGTTAAGGTAAAATACAAATTGTGGATAGGGTTGCAACCCGAACGGCGGTTCTTCCAGCGGTCTAGCGGATCTGGAGCCACGATCTATCCCTTCCCAGTTAACTTACCCCATGCAAACACCAACACTGCAGCCACGGTCGCAATGACTCCACGCTCAACCCAACGCTGCGCTTGGCTGTTCAACGGTGCTTGCTTCTCTAAAGCCATAAGCCTCTGCTCAATGCGCTCAATCGCTGCAAAGGCACGTTCCTGCGCCTGATTTGCATTGCTCTGACGCTCCTCTACCAGCGCCAGTTTAGTGATCGCGGCGGCAAGGTCTTTCATCGCCATTTTGATCTCTGTAACGTCGCTATGCAGAGACTGCAACTGCGAGGCAAGCTGCTTAATGTCCGACTCGGTACTTCTGCGTTCTGAACCTTCATACATCATCACGACCCTTTAAACGGGTTGAACTGCATCGCAACGTACTTGGACAGCGGGTCGCTGAACAACTTGTAGCCGAAGAACACCATCACGCAGCGAGACGAGGTGTAATACCACTTCGCCCGATAGCACCAGCCCAGTTCACCCGCGTCGTTTACACACGACCAGTACTGACTCATGCTCTTGCCAGACTTCCACGCCGTGTCATCCTCGACATCGCTGCCGATGAACCTCATGCCCGTGCCGTCGTATCCCAGCTTCGCACCGAACCCGTAGGCTGCATTCCTGCACAGCCACATCACCCGAGTCCACCAGCGCAACCATGAGTCATGGTCGTAGTCCATTTGGTCGTAGTGTGTCTTCCAATACCCGTCAGGATAGTAGTCCCCGTACCACCACTCATCCACGGGCGCGTCCTGCGACTGCCAGATACGGAACAACGGGATCAGGAACGCACGAGGCTTGCCCGGATAGGCTGAAGGGAACCCCGTGATGCTCGACTCTTCTGCGTACACAACGAAGCAAGCAATGACGGGCGAGATGATCCACGCCACCACCGAAAGAATCAGCAGCACGGGGACTTTCCAGAGCCAGTTCAGGATGGGGATCATGCGATAAACGGCGTTGTGCCGACCACGTTAAAACGATGTTCGGTGTAGTAAATTCCACCGGATGTGTAGTTCGTTACCGTGCCGCCAAATCCCCGTTGACTGCCGGTGTAGCGTAGGACGATGGTTCCTGAGCCGCCCGTACCGCCGGGGCTTCCTTGGTATGTTCCGCCGCCGCCGCCGCCCAGTCCGTTTACGCCATTGTTGGCTGCAGATTGATACGCACCATTGCCGCCGCCGCCCACGCCGCCATTGCTTGTGACTGGGTATTCGGGGCCGCCACCGCCAGCTTGGTATCCGCCCATTCCACCGCCACCACCAAAGTAGGTGGGGGTTGCAAGCATTGTTATGAGTTTGCCAGCACCGCCGTTGCCTCCTTCAGAGCCACCGCCACCAGCGCCGCCGCCCGATCCGGGGATGTATAAACCAATTTCACCATAAAAAAATCCGACCCCACCATCGCTACCCTGCCCAGTAGTTCCTAAGCCGCCATAGCGATATCCTGTCCCGCTCGTACCGCCACCGCCACCGCCACTGCCGCCAGATGCGCCGTACTCACCAGCATCTCTATAAGCCGCACCACCGCCGCCAATGGCGGTTGTGCCAAAGATTGAAGAGTTGCTGCCGTTTAAACCCGGAGTTCCACCACCGCCGACAATCGCTGGGTAAGCGGTTCCCGGCACAACCAGAAAAGTTATTGGATCGGTAACTCCACCAGCCCCTGCGCCGTTCCCATATCCGTCCGCGCCGCCACCCCCGCCAGCAGCAAGGAAGAACTGGACGTAATACGGCGCACCTAACCCGAACCCAAACGATCCGGTAGAGGCGGTTCCGAGGAGGGCTATGCGTGGCATGATTAACCGAACTGAGTGCGTGAGGCGCGAACCAAGAATGTCGCGGAGCCAGTCTTGGTAATGGCGAAGGTATAGGTGTCGATTCCGCTTGCATTGCCGTAGGTCGGAGCCAGTTTGCTTGCCCACTTGGGAGTTACTGCACTACCGTCGATGGTCATTGCTGACTGGTAGTAAGGCGTTCCACCCTGCGTGGCTTCAAAGGTAATGCTGCGCGTCTGTCCAACCAGCATTGTGCTGTCTAGGGTAGCGGTGCTGCTGCCCCGCACGTTCAGCGTCCAGTTAGCCGTAGCGTTGCTGGTGTATGTCATAACCGTATACGACGAGGCATCGAAGTTGATCGTTCCGGTAGCGGGAGAAGCAACAAGGTTTGTCGGATCGTTGATGAATACATTTGTCGGGGTAATCCCCACCACCACATTTGATCCAGACGAAGACACAAAGCTGACCGTACCCGCCGCGCAGGAGTACGTCGTGCCAGACCCTGTGGTGATGACCACTACCGCATCTGCGCCGTTAAACACCGTGTACTGCTTCGGCTCATTGGGGATGACGATATTGCGGGAAACACCCGCTGCGCCCGTCACGTTCAGGACTGCACTTCGCGCTTCGTCCACTGCACCGTTTAAAGAGGTGAGGGTTACATCCGCAGCAGTGACGCTTACCGTGGTGATGCCCGTGCAGGCTTGCTCCAGCAGAGGCCAGAGGTTGTTGTTGGTGGTAACGCCCCAAACGCCGTCTTGCTCACCTGTGCCGATGAGTTCGATCCTGAGACTAGGGCTGTAGCTGGACGGCATTTTGCTCTCCTTACGCCAGCCGTAGCACGGCGGTAGTGTATGTGGCTGCGGGGAAGGTGACGGTAAAGGGGTTGGCGGTCTTGTCTGAACCGAAGTCCAGCACCGCTACCGCAGCACCCGTCGTTGCGTTATAGATCAGACCAGCCCGAGCGGTGATGGCTCCGGCAGGCCATGTGACATTGGCAAACGTGACGTAGGCAGTCGTTCCGCTACTGGCAGGGGGTGTAGGTACAAGAGTGCGTCCTGTCGCTGTGTAGCCCCCGCCCGTGACCTCTCCGGTGCTGGTGTACGCAGTCGTGTCGGGGCCGAGGCTGGCGTTGGCGGTATAAAGCGCCAGCTTGTATTGCCAAGGAGAGCCAACATTAAAATTTTCTAGCCCTTTAAGCAAATTGACTTTAAAGATAGTGCATTGCCCCTGTTGAATCATGGTTGCACCATATGCTTGTTATTTTTCTTCATGTTATCCGAAGCGGGGATGACCTGAAGGTTCGACGGCACATGAAACCCTGACACGATCTTTCCTTGTAAAGGGAGGATGTGATCAACATGGTAGTCCATCCCTATGGAGCGCAGCGCAGCGCAGTACACATAGGTAAAGTCCATTTCTGCATGGTCAACAGCATCAAGCCAAACGGGAGTTCTTTCCAATTTAGCAGCTTGTCTGCGCCTAGTTTTAGAGTTGACCGTACCCTTGTTGGCTTGCGCCCATTTTTTTGAGTTGATAGCGACCTTATTTTTGTTGTTCCTTTGCCACTCCAGAATAATGCTTGCAACCTTCTCGGGGTTGGCTGCTTTCCATATGCGATTTCTATCGTTGATCTTCTCTGGATTGTTCTGGTATATTTTTCTGCGTAGCTCGTTTTTATGCGCTTTGTATTCCGGCGCTTTACTTGCTATGGAAATGGCTTCTTTGTTTTTGGCGTAAGAAGCCCTTGCCGCATTTATGGCGCACACCTTGCAACGTTTTGCATTCTTGTGGAAGCTGTCAATGGGCTTCTCATCTTTGCAGGTGCAGCACCGCTTCTGAGTACCCGTGTTGAAGTTCTCCACCCCTTTCAGCAGGTTGAGTTTAAACACCGTGCATTGTCCTTGTTGGATCATTTCTGCACCGGGAGTTTAAGCTGCCCGTCTCGATACAAATCTCCACGGTCTAGCCCGTCACCAAGGCGTTTCAACTGACCAATGGCGTCCTGATACTTGGCGGTGTACATAGCCAATATATCCGCCTCTGTTTTCATAAATATCGCTGATTCCAGCATGGAGCCATACAGCAGTACCGGATCGTAGTTGTCACCAAGCCAAGTGTTCGTGGCGGTAACGATGGACTCGGGGTAGTGGTTGTAGTTCAGTTCGTAGGCATAGGACTGGTCGGGGGTGGGGCCGAGGATAAACTGCAGTTCCTTTGCACTCACCACCTGCGTCCCGTTGATCGCGTAGTACTTGGGCAATCCAGTCGAAGTCGGGATGGGGTAGGCTTCACGGATGAAGCTGACATCCTTGTTCAGGAGGAACCCGTATGCGCCCGTGCCATCAATGACCGCAAAGGAGTACGGAGACAGAAAGTCATCAGGGCAGTCGAGGTACTGGCTGCTGCCGGTCAGCGTAGCTGTTGCGGTCTTTCGCAATGCCGGAATCTGCGCGTCGTTGTAGATGCGCGTCTCAGCCTGCTGGATGAACGCATTGATCTGGTCTGGTGAGGAAAAATCGACAACGGTTACCCCATCCGTCCCAGTGAACGATGTCGCAGGGAACTCATTCTCGCAATACGCTTTGATCGTATTGAACAGGGTGGGATAGTCCATTGTTTAAACCCTCACGCCATCGGCCCACGGGCTTTCACGCCCTTCGTGGCTGCGCCGGTTCCACGGATCTTGATGCCGTCTTTCTTGACCTCTGTGTTCGCGGGGTCACCCAAGGAAACACGCGGGGGGACATCGCCGGGGCGAAACTGTTGAGCCTTCTTTTTGTTGGGATCTTCCATCTCAGCCTCCTTGATTGGCAACTTTTGCCAGACCGCGACCAACAGCTTTCATCTTTTCAGACGAGACTCCCTTGCTGCCCTTGCCGCCATTCTGCAGACCAACCTTTGCCCCGTCATTGCCGAGGTTCTTGACATTGGTCTTGCCTTTTTTGGCTACGCCATCTGCTGCACTTTTGAAACCCATGATGGTCTCCCTATGAAATTGTTACAGATCCCGTCTGACCGATTGCGGTCAAATAATTGGGTGTCAACAAAACCGTGAACTGACTTGCTCCACCAACTGGATTCCAATTCCACTGGATATCCCTGCTGCCACCGCTTGGATAGCCGTTTAAATCAAGACCAGATGAGTAGTAGCTTACATCCGGTCTTGGCTCCCGTACAGCCTGCGGGTCATCAACTGGGTACATCCCAAGAAGCAATTGCGGATGATCTGGATCAAAGCATTCTGGACAAACCTTGATGTCGAACAACTTGGTCTTGATGATTTGCTTTCTCAACTGCTTCAACTTATAGCGCTGACCGCACCGGTCACATTCCGCAATGCTGTTCTTTCCGGAAGAGAACTTATTCGGCATGGCTTACCTCAGTACCGAGATATTCTTGGAACAATGCGAAGCGTAGCCTTCTCACGATCTTCGTCGGCAGCAAGCTGGAACTGCTCGTTGTACTCGGACTTCAGTCCTGCTGCCCTAGTCATATCCACACCCGGAAGCTTTTGCGCCAAATAGAACGCCAGTCCTGCAGCCATAGCGGGAATAAACCTGAACGGGATGTCTGGAGTGTTTACACCGTCACCAGCATCCTGAATCCTGCGCAGCCGATAGTACACAAAGGTGTACTGAGTGCCAATGACGCCAGTGGGCCAGATATTCACGTTGGTTGGGAACGTCTGGTAGACAGAGGTTGTGGTCAGGTGGGTTGCAGCGGTCGTACCATTCATCCCACGGTAGCAATTCAGAAGCTGGTTACCGCTCACGTTCTGGTACAGGATCACTTCGCTGTCGATCTTGATGTACCCCTGCGACGGCAACGATGCGGCACTGAGGACGTTGATTGTCGTGTCGGATGCCCCTATGGCTCCAACCGTAACGCTGGAAGCCGCTGAATTGGTGTTGCCTGATAGTCTGTTGATCCAGAACTGGATCGGTCTCCCAGTCGCGTTTTTTGTCGGGATGGTTGAATAGGTCGATTCCGAAATGCGCGAGATGTTGATGTCAACCTGATTCTGACCAGTTCCTGTTCTGACCACCGTGTCCAGCAGGTCAATCGTGTCGTTAGGGATCGGGTAGCTGATCTGACCAGCATTGATATTGATCGGGAACGCGCCCTGTTCAATCGTCCAGAGATTAATACCACGGTTTGCCCATTCGATAGTCAGAATGTTTAAACTGCGACGGGCTGTGCGCAGGTCATACCCAGACCGAAGTTCCTTGCCACAGCGTTCAAACGCCTCTTCGACAAGTTCAGTCATATCTAGGTTAAACGCAGCAAGCCCAGAGGTATTTCCGACCGGGGCTACGGTAGGCGGCGCTGGAGTAATCGGAGTCAGAATCGTCATCGCAAGACCTCATAAACAATGTTTCCAATGCCGCACAAGACATTAGCGACCAGCAGACATGTGAGGGGGATGTAGGTCATGCCGTCCTCGACACTTCGCGCCAGAGGGTCGCATCGCGCCGAAGCGTGATGATGTTCCCAGAAGCCATGACGAAATTCACGCCGCCCTTCAATATCAGACCGGCGTTATGCTGAATCGTCGTGTTCGCGTCATTCGCCAGAACACAGATCACCTGCGTTTGGTAGGCGTCAGTAAAGTTGGTTATCGTGGTGGCGACAGAGTTGGTGGTATCCCACTGACCGTTGATGTCGTTTCCGACAGACGGGGTTGCGGCATTAGCGGTAAGCGGTTGCACGCTGACAGGGTAATTGTTGCGAAACGTATTGGTTTTTTCTGCATCTGAGTTCACGAGGATCAGCGCGGCAATAGTTGAGTCTGCGATGTTATCGTGTACGTTGCACGAACCAGCGCCGGTTCCAATCACAATCCCGTACTTGTTTGTCCCTACGAACGCTTTGAAGGTATTGTCGTGAACCTGAATGTAGTCAGACGTTCCTGACCCCGTAATCATGATTCCGTACATATCCGTAGACGGGCCAACCAAACCCTCAAACGTATTGTCGTGGATGTGACAATCCATTGCGTTTGCCGCGCTTATCCCAATGTATGTAACCGCAGAGGATTGCGTCCGGTAGATCAACATATCGTGGATAGACATCTGATAGCGGTTTGAAACCTCAATGCCGATCTCGTTTGAGTTGATGTGACCGGGGCCGATGTTTGTCCCCGGAGCAACCCCGTCAGCCGCAAGGCTTATGCCCTTCGTGCAGCCGACAATCTCAAAGTTAGAAAACGCGAAGCCCTCGCCATGTGAGGCGACACCCGAAGCTGCATCTAGGATCGCCACTTCAGTGTGGAAGATTACAAAATTCGATGCGTGGATCACTTGGCACGAGGTCAGCTTGATGCCAACGGCGGCAGCAAATGGCGACAGATACCCATCCGCGCCCTTAATCGTCACGCGATCTAATTCGATGTACCAGCATGTATAAAACTCAATGCCGATACTCCATCCCTGTGTTGTAACGTCTGCGCCGTGGATACACAGGTTTGAGGTATTCGGCCCGAGGTAGGTGGTCGATGCAGTTTCCGGCCCCGTCACCTTCAGAGCGGTGCCAACGGATGCGGCGGATGTGAGCAGCGACAACCCTGTAATGAGCGGCGCTCTCTGGTTGTCTGTGTAGGTAATATCCAACCCAATTGATACAGCCGTTGACCAATACAGATTTGAGATACCATCGCCATCGCCTACGATGCTGATGCAGTCAACGCCGGAGGAGGTCGCGGTAATGGAACTAGTCAGGATATACGTCCCCGCTGGAACGTGAAGGTCTTTGTTCTGGGACACCGCGCTGTTCAACGCAGCCTGAATCGCTGCTGTATCGTCAGTCGAATTGTCACCCTTAGCCCCGAAGTCCATAACACTGACTGTTTCACGCAACTTCGTCTGAACAGTCGTAACTACCGCTCCGGTTCCTGCGGGGGTGTAAGACACATCCTCAGCAGCGATTGGATCAGCGGGGTCGAACAGCACGATGCCCTGCCGTGTGTCGCCAGAGAAGCCTGCCACCGCGATGGTGAGGTGATAGGTTCCGTTGACAGCGTAGAACCAATACTCGCCATCGGAGTTCGTCGTGGTCGGGTTGGCTTTGGTGGTTGCGCCATTGTCGCTGTAGAGCGTGGCGAGCGCATTCGTTGAGTCGTACACCGTCACCGTGGCGGCAGGTAGCGCTCGCCCCGTAGTGGACTGCACAACGTCAAAGAACTGCTGCATTATGTGTAACTCCTAAGCAGCGTGAACACCGCAGCCGCCACAATGCCGCCGAGGGTCGTAGCGAGAGCGTCAAACCCGTCGAACGTGCCTTTTTTCAGCCAGCCATCCCAAATCCATTCCTTCGCGCAGCCAGCGCCCAGTGCCGCGCAGAAGCCCGCCACGGGATTGAGGATCACGGTCACGGCAAGCCCGATCAACGCGCCCACGGCGAAGTGCAGAATCTTGTCAGTCGGGATCACGCTGGCTGCTCCTCGGCAAGTTTACCCGCGCGTCGCGCGCCCGAGTCGATCAGCTTTTGTACGCTGACCGTAGTCTGACTGACCGTGCCTGATGTGCTCACTCCTCACCCCTTGATCTTGCCGCTCGACTTCTTCGGCGCAGCACGTTTGACGCTGTAGGCGATGGCCACGGCTTGCTTCACGGGCTTGCCCGCCTTGACCTCGGCGCGGATATTGGACTTGAATGCCTTCTCGGACTTGCTCTTGGTCAGTGGCATCTATGTTCCTTTGCTCAATACTTTCATGCGTCTGGGCTTGTAGCCCACGGTAGCGGGACAGGTTCAGGCGCAGGGGTTTCCTGAGCCGTGATCTGCGCTTGCACCTCGGCTTGCATTGCTGTGACACGATCTTCGCCAAGCGCGGCCTGCACCATCGCAATGGCTTGCTCTTCAGTCAACGCTTCCAGTGCAACAGGCGGCGCGGCAGGGTCAGGTGGCAGGAGATTCACCGAATAGGTGACTTGGCCTTTGAACGTACCATCGTCGCCGTTGATGGTAAAACTCGCCATGTCAGGCGTGTTGGCATTGGGCGAGTGAACAACGCTGAGGCTATTGATAGTCCAAACGTAGGTCGTGGTCATGGTTTATTCCTTTGCGGGGAAGGGGGTAATAGGCGCTTGCGTGATCGCAGCGGCATCGGCTTGCTGCTTGATCTTGAGCAACACCGTATACGCGCCGGTCTTGGTAGGCAATTCGCCCAAGACTTGCATAACGAAGTTCAATTCGTCAGCGGTCAGGTTAATCGGAATGTCCAAAGTCTCTCCCCGTGGCTGAAAAGCTAAAAATTATCCGACCAACAAGCGGCGAGTAGTGCCACCCGCGTCTTTGATTGTGATGTATCCAGCGGGGATCAATACACCTGCCGTGTACGTTCCAAACTGAAGTGTTCCAGCACCTTTCCCACTCAGATATAGGCTGACATCAGTATCAGATCCTTGCGCCGATAGCGCAGGAGCGCCGCCAGAGGCTGCGCCTGTAACCTGCAAATAGTTAACTGCAGAAGCCGTGTGAGCAACCACGAACTGCGTGTTAACAAATGAAGACCCAGTTTGAAACTGATGCGCCCCCGATCCCTTGGTCAGGTACTTAAACCCACGATTGGCATCTGATCCGCTCGGGAACAGGTACGGATCACCACCAGCCGCCGCGCCATAGAACTCCCAGTAGTTAACTGAACTGGTAACAGGCGTTGCGCTCAACGATTGCGTACCGCCAGCACCGGCAAGAGATACCGAGCCATTCTGTGCAAACCGCGCCACTTCGTCCGTGGTTGCCCAATTCGCGGCGTCAGTACTTGCCCGATTGAATACTGATAGATACCCGCCGCCGTTCGGGGCTTGGCGAGTGAGCGCAATCGCGGCCTTGGCATAGGTAAAGTCAGACGAAAATTCAACGCCAGCAAGACCCAAGTTACCGTTGCTGTTTTGGAACCGTCCACCGATAAACCCAGTACCGTTTGTACCAACCGCATTGAGTCTCTGTGTTGGATTGCCGCCCGAACCCGCTGTAACACTACTGGTACCCGTCAGCGTCAACGCACCGACATCGCGCCCAGCCGTGAGGTTCGCAACGGTGTCCTGTACGTTTGCCCCGCCCTGCACCAGAGGTACAAGTTCCGACCCCGTGAGAGGGTCGGTTGCTGCGGTCATTGCACTGATCTTGGTATCGGCCACGATTTACTCCAATTGAATCCTGTCGGGCGGTGATCCGCTTTCCAACAATATGTAGTTCTGAATCCCGACTTCCAGCAGGATGAAGCCCTTGACCACGGGCGGGTACGGGGGAGCCGCAGAGTAGGTGTTGATCACGCCCGAGCCGCCAACGCCAAGGCCAGTGTCCAGCGCCGTGGTGACGTCAGCGACGGATCGCTTCGCCCCACCCGTCTCGGTGTTCGCCTGATCTACTACCGCGCCCCAGCCGACGTAGCCCATGTTATTGCCCCGGCATACCTGCTTGGATGATGTTCAGGGTCGCAGTACCCGTGCCGGAGTTCACCGTCAGGCGGATCGCTGCAACAGGGAAGGCGTAGTTGCCGTCTTGGTTTGCCGTCAGGCTCGCCATGACAGGGTGGTTGAACCAAGTGGGGGTGATGGTGGAGTCCTGTACGTTGTCGAACGTGTGCTGCACCGTGTAGTTCACCGTACCGCTGACCACAACGCCCATACCGACGTTAAACGGAGCGCCGTAGGTATCCATCGGTGCGGCAGAGGTAGACCCAGCCGCCGTTCTTGCTTTGATGATTATCCGCATGACCTATCCTTTCTTGAAGCCCTTGAGCGTTTCCGCAAGGCGTGCGCGTTTGCCTTCAACGCCCGGTTTCTTTGCGGCTGCTGCCAGTTTTTTAGCGGGGATTTTCTTCCCCTGCGGAACACCAAGTTCTTTGTGCAGCGCACCGGGTTTTTTGATTGCGCCAGCGATCCAGTTTTTAGCCATGCCGCCCTCCTTGAACACCTCGACCTTGTTCGGATCATCCTTGCGGGTGATCGTCTTCTTACCGGGCATTTTTTGTGGAATGATTGCCCCCATCCCCCGGCTGGGCATCATCAGATGATCCGTCCCTTGGTCTTGCCACGCTGTGCGATACCATCAGCGCGACTGGAAACGGATCCACCCTTCGCCATCTTCTTGACTTTGCCGCCGCAGGCCATCTCGCCTTCGGATTTCTCGCCTTTCTTGTACAGCCAAGGCGGCAGCTTCTTCTCGGCGGATTCTTCCTTGCCTGATTCCTTGCCAGCGAACGGATTCGGTTTTTTCGTAGCCACAGTGCCACCTCTTTTGAAAAGCGCCTCGGCACCGTGATCGGTCTTCGGCTTGTTGATTTTCTGACGGTCAGGACGTTGTTGAGCCGATGGCATCACTTCACCACCGGGGGTTTGGGTGTACGGAAATAATCGACCACTCCAGCTAGGATATCAAAAGAGTGTGTTGCAAGCCACACAATGAAAAGGCCGACCAGAACAAGCGTGCTGTGATTAACAACAGCAGCCCGCCACTCTGCACGCTTGGCTTCTGATTGAATCGCTAGGCGCACCCAACGTATTTCATCTTCCGTAAGTACGGGCGTATGTACTTCTTTGATAGCATCGTAAATCAGGCTTTTTAGATCATCTCGCGTAAGAGAAGCGACGTTGTTCTGCCGCCTC